AAAACCAAGCGCTTCTGATCGGCGCTTACAAGGAGCAAAGAAAGCTGCCAAGCATCGCTGAGGATCGGGTAGAGGATGTGGCGTCGCACCTGTTCAAGAACACCGATGCCGCGGTGGTCGCCATCTTCAAGATCAACCCGATGTTTGGCAACCGAGTTCTGTACAGGGCGTACACCAAGCAGGGCAGGGAGAAGGAGCACGACGGGCTGGATGTTGGACTGTTCACCTCAAACGTGAACAACAACCGAGACGTCGTGGCGCTGATGGCCGGTGAAATCCCTTGCGGCCACTACAAGACCGCGCAGTCCGAGATCGGCTTGTGGTACATGGAAAAGGGCATGACCTATGGATGCCGCATAGGAGTGCCGCCAGAGCCAGGGAAACTGGTAGGACAGATCACAGTGGGCTGGAGAGAAGAGCCTCCAGATGTGGATGCTTACCGTGTGCTTTTGCAGATCGCAGCAACCATGTTGTCTAGGAGTAAACAGTAATGGAATGGCTTAAACAGATCGCTCCTACTATCGCCACAGCGATGGGAGGCCCATTAGCAGGCATGGCTGTGTCGGCCATCTCCAAGGCTATCGGCGTTGACGAGGAAAAAGTTGGCGACCTGATTGCTAACAACAAGCTGACCGCCGACCAGATCGCCCAGGTCAAGTTAGCCGAGATCGAACTGCAAAAGCAGGCTAACGAGCTGGGCCTGAACTTCGAGAAGCTGGCGGTGGACGACCGCAAGAGCGCCCGCGAGATGCAGGCCACGACGCGCTCCATCGTGCCGCCAGCACTCGCCGCCATCATCACCGTCGGCTTCTTCGGTATCTTAGGGATGATGATGTTCGGCAAGGTGGACGGCAACAACCCAACCATCCTGATGATGTTGGGTTCGCTGTCCACCGCCTGGACGGGCATCATTGCCTACTACTTCGGTTCTTCCGCTGGTTCCCAAGCTAAAACTGATCTTATGGCGAAAGCAAAATGAAAGAAAACTTCGACGAAGCCCTCAAGGCCATCCTCCACCACGAAGGAGGGTATGTACACCACAAACTTGATCCCGGGGGGATGACTAATTTAGGAGTAACCAAGCGCGTCTGGGAGGAGTGGGTCGGCCACGAGGTGGACGAGAAGGCTATGCGTGCGCTAACGCCTGAGATCGTCGGCCCGATGTACAAGACCAAATACTGGGACAAGATCAAGGGTGACGATCTTCCAACTGGTGTGGACTACATCGTCTTCGATGCCGCCATCAACAGCGGCCCAGGGCGCGCCGCCAAGTGGCTGCAAACTACCGTTGGCGCTGTGCCCGATGGCGCTATCGGCGCGGGTACGCTGGCCAAGGTGGCTGCGATGGAGCCAGCCGCCATCATTGAGAAGTATCAGGAAACACGACTAGCCTTCATGCAGTCGTTACCGACCTGGGACACCTTCGGTAAGGGCTGGGGCAGGCGCGTCGCTGAAGTGCGAGATGCCGCCTTGCATATGGCGTAACGCCTGATAGGTCAGGCGCGCCTCTGCCATTGCCACCAGGGCGTGCTCCAGCGCGTCGTCCATGCGCCCTTCAATGGCCGCGTTGTGCAGGTCTTTGAGGGCGCGCTCAGCCATCATGCATGGGTATGAGTAGTCAATCATGCTTTAGAGAAGATGTGAAAGACACGTATCTTGGTGGTGACGCCTGGGATGTGGCCGATGTCGCGCCCGTTGCGCCGGGCTGTCTCGACGACTTCGGTCTGGCGCATGGATAGTAACGCGCCGTTTTCCTTGACAAAGATGGAGGGTCTTGGGTCTTCGCGCCAATGGAACGGGCTGTTTGGCGGGCATTTACAGGTCTTCATTTCTTAGTCCTTTGGCTATCAGGTCGAGGGCAATGAGGTGGAGGAACGACGACGCACCAAACGGCGGTCACGCGCTTGCCTTTCTTGATCCACCGATCGATGTACGCATCGGGGAACTTGTGGATCATTCGGTGGATATGAGACTTGCCTGTTCCTGCAAGTTCTGTCAGTTGGGCAACGGTCATGCCTTCTGGATTGTCACGCAGTATCTGCCTGACCATTTCTTGGCGGTGATTAGCTCCCATACAGCGCCACCACAGCAAGCAAAAACAACACGACACCCCAGAACTTGAGGTTAACGGACAGATCGCCATCGGAGAAGTGCAGCACGACGGGGATCAGCACCAGCATCAAGACGGATAGCGTGAGCAGGGCTAAGGCTAGTTGCATGGCTTGTCCCCTCGATCGTGCGTCAGCAACCGAAGACGCTGCAACTCTTCCTCCTGGCGTTGGAGCTTCTCGTAAGCCTCTTTGCAGAACTTCACAAGATTTTCGTGTTCCCAGGTCTCAAAGTACGGGCCGCTCATTTGCGCGCCTCCAGCATGGCGTCGGCCATCTCGTAAGCAACCTTTGCAATGTTGTCAAAGCGAGGCATTTCGACCCCTACCATGAAACCTTGCATCGCCTTGGCCGCAAAGTAGTCGCGCAGGGTCATGCCGGGTTCACCGTAACCTGTAGTTGAGCCGTCCTCCAAAAAGTCTGTTTGTGGGAATGCAAACCCACCAATGATTTCGGGTTGAGTCATCAGATCACTCCTGTAAGAATTGCCAGTAGTAGGCCGAACAAGATCACACCGCACACGCCGGTGATGATCTTGTCAATGAGGTCCAGTTTCGGGTACGGCTCATAGATGCCGCCCCGATGGCCGGGACCGAAGGCTTCTTCTAGGGTACGCGCGTAGCGCTTGGTGGTATTCATCGTGTAGCTTCCTTTAGTAGTTCCATTCGCTCTCTAGCCGCACGCAGCATCGTGTAACGCTGGTGCAGCCGCTCTAGTATCGTCACCCGACGAAACAACTGCCGCTCTTCGTTAAGCAGATTCAGAACCTGCTCTTCCGTGAGGTGCGACAAAACCTCGTTAAGCCTTCGCCAAGACAGCGCCAATTTTCTTCTCCAGTTCGTTAATCAAATTCGTCAACGCTGACTGTCGCTTGTTCAGCGAGTTCGCCTGCCGCGTGACGATCTTCATCTCGGCGCGCGCAACCTTCAACTTGGCGCGCCACATATCAATTCGTTTCACTTCAAAGCCTCCATTGCAATATCCGATAGCGCCCGTTTGTCGTGCAGCGCCGCCCAAATCTTCTCGTCTACGGTTTTGTTTGTGAGCATGATGTAGCACCAGACATCGTGTCTTTGACCTGATCGATGCAGACGCCCGACGGTCTGCTCGTACAGTTCCAGCGACCAAGGCAAGGACAGGAAAACGATTTTCGATCCTCCAAACTGGAGGTTAAGCCCGTGCCCGGCTGATTTCGGATGCACCAGTAGCAACTCGATCTGCCCCGCGTTCCACCGCTCAACCGCCCGCTCGTCATCCAGCGTCTGAGCCTTCGGATAGCGACGGCGAAGTTCCGCAAGCTCTTCCTGATACGTGTACGCAATGAGAGTGTTGGCATGTTGATTTTCTTCAAGCAACTCGTCAAGACGATCAAATTTGTGGTGGCTAAACCACACCGATTTCTGTGTCACAATGAACTTACCGGGCGTGATGGAGGGGCTACTATTTGTCTCATAAACGAAGCCCGATGCCATCTGTTGTAACTTTCCCGTTACAACACCTGCGTTGACAGCCACGGCTTTCGCGTCGGGGAACTCGACAACGAAGTTCTTCTTCATCTCGTTGTACTTGCCCATGTCCATGTCGCAGCGCACCTCGACAACGCGCAGCGGCGGCAGCTTGTCCTTGTACTCGCCCGGCTCCAGCACGAACGTCGCGGGCTTGATCTTTTGCATCACCTGCGCCAGCGATCCAGGGCGCGGCGCCCAGTCGCCAAATTCACGGTTGAGCAAAATAAAGTACTGTTGCATGAACGCGCCTTTGGAGCGGCCCAACAGCGTCTGATCGACGATCTTGCATTGGCCGAACACGTCCTCTAGGCCGTTGCTGGTGAACGATCCTGTCAAGCCCCAACGAGTCGGGCAGTCGAGCACCTTGGCCAGCGCCTTGAACCTAGTGCCAGAAGGGTTTTTCAGGCGCGTCAGTTCGTCGAACACCACGCCGTCAAAGTTCAATTCCTGCTGCGCCAGCCATTGGATGTTGTCGTAGTTGATCACGACGACCTGGGCCTTGAGCGCCGCCTTGCGTTGGGCGGGTGTGCCCACAGCGACGGCTAACTGTAGGCCAGGGGCCCACTTGGGCTGCTCGACGGGCCACACGTCAGTGCAGACGCGCTTAGGGGCCAGCACGAGCCAGCGCTTAACAACGCCATCATCGAGCATCGCCTTCATGGCCGTGAGCGTGATGGCCGTCTTGCCCGCGCCCACTGGCGCAAGGATCATCGCCCTGTCGTGTTCGTACAGGAAGTCGGCGGCTGTCTCTTGGTAGTCACGCAGCTTCATTTTGTAGCTCGTATTAACGCCGCTGCTGCTAGCGTGCCATAACCGTCTACGCCTGCCTGCTCAAC